GCAAGCGCTGGTATTCTTCCACAATGTCGTGCCAGAGATCGGGCATTCCCATCTCCCAGCGCACCATTTTCTCCAAATCGGCGTAAAACTGTTTGGTCTGCCGCAGATACATCACATTGTCTATGGCTTGTGTGGCAAGATCGTCTTTGACTCCTTCTTCACGTTGAACTTGCGCTTTTTCATGGCTGGCCTCCAGCTCGGCATGGCCTTTGAAAAAATTGGACAAGGCACCGCCGACTTCGCTGGTGATTTTGGACAGGTCGTTGCCTGTCTTCTTTAGGTCTTGATAGACCGATATGCACCCCTTTATGCCTTCGTAGGCGCTTTTGCACAGGGCAAAAGCCGTGATGGGGTCCATTTCATTTGTCAGCCTTGTTGTCGAGCTTGTCGAAAATCTTGCCCAGCATCTCGCGGATGTCGCGGATGTCAACTTTGTAGTCGTCTTTGCTTATGTAGTTATGCGGCATGTTGCGCACGTCGCCGTCCAGCCGGTCGATGGCGATGTAGATGCGGTTGAGCGTCCACCCACCGAAGAACCCGGCGATGGCCACGGCGATGTTGAAGAGTACTTGGTAGTCCATCATTTGCCTGTTGATCCAACACCGCGAATTTCCACGCGGAAGGGTTCGTTTAATGCGTTTTGGTTTTCTTGGCTGGGGGCCAAAGCGTTACGTTTAGCGGCGCGGGTTTTTGGCCCTTGCTGCTTGCCAGATACGTCAGGGCGCATTGCTCTTAGACGCTCCTCAAGCATTTCTTGCGTGTCAATTGCTTTATCGCGCTCAATGGCGGCAGCTCGCCTAGCTTTGTCGTCCGCCCCGCGTTTAGCAATTTCATCTTGCATTGCGGCCTTTTGCTTGGCTTTGACAATGGTTTCTTCAATCCATTTTTGATCCATCATCTTGTTGGCGATGGCTTTGTCGGTGAGCGCCTTAAAGCCTGGGGCCACTTCGGCCAAATCAGCTTTGGCTTTGTCCCAAGCAATTTTTTCGGTTGCGGTCAAGTTAAATGTTTGGGGCACGCCGCGCTCAAACGTAGTCTCACCTTCTTTTTTGATGATTCGCGTGTAAGGTTGGGCGCCCGTCTTGGGAGAAACCGTCATGGTCTGGTAAGTTGTGCTGGGTTGCTCAATTACGCGGCCCGACAATTTCTGTACCGCGTCGTCCAACGACGTAGGTGCGCCAATGATGTTTACCTGGCGCGGGGCGGGTGTTTCTGGCACCAAATTGCCAGCCGCGTCAAACACCAGATTTTCGCCGCCAAGCCGCCCACGCGCAGGAATGCGTTCTCCAGCAGCCCTAAGTTCTTGCGCCAATTCGGCGTTCTTTTGAGCTTGGTAAATTTGACGTGGCACTTCATTGGGCAAGCCGCGTTGCGACTCGAACACAGTTGGGCCAAATGGTGGCGCTTCTTGCGTCCTGGTAAATCCTTGCTGCGATGCTCGCCGCAATTCTTCAGCTTTGTAAATGGGCCGACCTTCTTGGTCGTAACCAATAATGCGCAATTTGTTGGCCGGCCCTCCTGCCGATGGCCCGACAATTTCAGGTTGACCTGGCTGATACGGTGCCAACTGGTTGGGACCATAACGCACTTCAGCGGGCGTTGTAGGATATATACGGTAGTCACGGGGCATAGCGTGAGCGGCCTGATACTCTGGCGTCACCATAGCTTTGGTGCCAACGCCGCTGGCCAACCGACCAATGGTAGACCCAATCAACCCACCAAAGATTGGGCTTGTGCCTGTCACTGCGGCTGCGGCTGCGCCTGCCGTACCGGCCAAATTAGATCGAGTCCACGGGACAACTGGCGCTGCCCCGGTAGCGTTGATTCGTGAGACTGATGGGGAGTTCTCGGCAATTATGCCCAGCTCCTTAGCTACGCCAGACAAAGGCTTGCCTTCTTTTAACAAATCGGCGTATACGCGGGGATCTACTTGGCCAGTAAGCGGATTGGTGGCCAATTCATGGTCATTAATTTTGGCAATTTTAACGCGCGCGTTTTTAAAATCTTTAAGCGCTTGGGCTGTAAGGTTGGCTTCAATCATGTCCTCTAACGCATTGGCAACGCCCATATTTCGGACAGCTATTTGACGTTGTTCGGGCGTGATCGGATTGCCTGCTTTTTGCGCGCCATAAATACTAGATGCTTCTTGACGCAATTGTTGGATGCTGTCCATCAATACATCGCCGGTTACGCCTGCGCGAATCTGGTCTTTTATAGCCGCAAGTTGTTCGTTGGACTTTATGGCTATACCGGTTGTGTCGCCGATTAACGTTTTGGCTTGTAACTTATCTAAACTATTTACGATCTGTGGCGTAGCCCGCATCTCTGGCATAGCGCGGATGGCTTCGTATGGCTGAGTAACGTCTTTAGCCGTTTTTAATTTTTCATACACCGGTTCGCCCAACACGCTCATTGGTCCCGTATCTGGTAAACCTAAATCTTTGCGAACCGCGCTATTCCATTGCGATTCGTTATGCGCCGCCAAACGTGCATCTAATCCCGAACTATACGCAACTGCAGATTTTAATTTATTGGCCGCAGTTGGATTTGATTCGGCTGGATTTAACGCAATGTTATATTTTTGGGCTAGTCTAGTAGCGTCAATTCTTGGCGCTTGTTGCCAGCTTTCTTTATTTCGTTGTTCTGCCAACCGCGCAGCTTGAGATTCAATAGTTTCCCCCAAGGGCAACGGCGCTTTAGCCACGTTTTGCACATTCTGGCGCATTGTTCGCAGCGCTGGCCCCGCAGTTCTTGTTGCGGCGTCAAGAAGTGGAATGGGTACGCCTTGCAAACCAGTAGCTTCCGCAGCGCGGCCAATTTCAGGAAGATAATATTGGGCAAATTCAGAACGGGGTTGATACCCCATTTCTTGTTGAACTCGTTGCGCTGTCTGTTCACCGGCACGGACACCTTCTGGCGTTCCAAATTTACCACTGGTAGCTGCGCCATAAACTTCAGCCGCAGCCGCAAAAGGCGCCGCAATAGCTTGACGGCCCATGGCGTAAGGCACTTCCAGCACGTCTAAGGGACGGGTAAGCAGCGTTCCTAAAATAGACGGCGCTTCTTTAGCTGCCAATGTAGTTGCGGCGGGCGCGGACATCCGCTGGCCAGGAATCATTTCCGCAGGCGTTTGCGCTTCCGAAGCTTTGGCCTCTTGATAAGCGCGGGCAACCGTATCAAAATTAGCCGTTCCTTTAAGCGATTGATTTTTAACGATCCATGCAGCGTATTCGTCGGCAGTTGCCATTACGGTGTACCTCCACGAAGAATTGCGTCCGCTTGATTACGAACGCTAGATGACGACGCTGATGGCGCGCCTTTAGGCGCGTAGGCTTTCATTTCTGGATAATCAAAAATAGATTTACCCCCGTCACCATTTACCCATGCTGTTTCTGCGCCTTCGTATGTTTTGTTCTTATTCCACCAACTGTCAAAGAATTTTTGTTGCGCTATTGATTGTTTAGCTTGCGCTTTGGCTGACGCAACTAAAAACTTATTAGCGTCTACTGTATTGCCTAACTGAACAAATGTTTGCTCCATACGGGCGGCGTCACCTTCGGACTGCGTACCTTTTTGTTCCAGTTGACGTTGCAACAACGCTTGACGACCTTGGGCCAAAAATGTTTGCGCATCTGTAGCGTAGTTTTTTGCGCCTTCCACACCCAATGCGCCAAGAACACGCGCGGCGCCAGTTACAGTTTCGCTGCCCCAGCCGGTAGTAAAACCTTTGTCCAAAATTGATTGGGTGACGTCTAACGCGGGCAACAATTTGCGCGCAAGATCAGCATTTTGAGCAACAGTCGCATACGCTTTAATGTTGTATTCGCCTTTGCCTTTTTGTTCAGCGCCCTCTAACGGGGGAAGTTTTACGCTGACGTTTGTGCCCGGCGGATGCGTAACGTGTTTGGCGATCCATGCTTGTTTAGCTTGTATTTGCTGATCTGGGGTTAAATTAGATTTTTCCAGCAGTCTTTCAAACTCAGATAGCGTAGCTGTCTTTGGTACTGTGGCAACCACTTGCCCAGCTCCGTTTAACAAAGAATCGCCAACAACGTGCAACTTCTGCATTTCGTTTAGCTGTTTAGTAAGCATGTCAATTTCAGGCTTTGCAACACCGCTTGGATAGCGCATTTGCAAATCAATAATTTTGGCTTGCAAGGCTGCCGCAGGATTAACAGCCGCCGGTGCCGGCGCAGCCAATGCGTTAACTGGCGCAGCAGCGGCAGGCGCAAGCGCGTTGGGCGCAACCGCCATCTCAGGCTGAATCGGGCGACCAGTGACCGCAGGCATAGGCATCGGCGCGTTTTGTTTTGCTTCAATCTGCGAGATGAAATCGCCCAAGCGATCTTCTGAACCTGCGGGCGCAGGTTGTGGGACGCCTTCATGGCGCGACGTTATGGCAAGAGCATTAGTTGCCGGCGCGGTGGCGCCCGGCGTGCGTTCAGAAAGATATTGTTTGCGCTCTTTGGCTGCCATCAACGCTTGTTGAGCGGCCATTACAACTGATGGGTCACCGCTTGTGATCGCAAAATTAAAGAAATTTTTTGCGACGTCTTCGGGGTCACCTGTATGGCCACCTTTTTCAGCTTCGCTTAGAAACTTATCCAACGCAGACTGCCTGCGCTTAAACTGCTGCATTTCTAAACCAGCTTTTTCCTGCTGCATTTGACCTGACGCCAACTGTTGCTGGGCCAACTGGTTGCGCATGGCAGACTCTTGGCCAGCTTGAAGCTGACCGCTGATGTTTGCGGGCTGAAGAATTCCAAAGTCAAGTGCCATGATTTATCCTTTAACCGTACCAAGAATCCGTTGGCGTGCCGCCCCAAGTTTGACCGCCATATTCATAGCTACCTTGACCGCCGCCGCCTCCGTACAAGTTACTGAAGTTAGGGCTTGTGCGGCCATACAGATTGGCAATATCACCATACGCGGACGTCATCGCCCGTGTCCCAGCCATGGCTGCGTTGCCTGCATTGACGCCTTGGTTGACCATGGCGTTGCCGACATTCGTGCCATACGAACCCGCCGCGTTTGTAAGCGTGTTGGCCGAAGTCTGGCCCAAGCCGGCCATAGATGCCAAACGGTTGTAGCCCAGATTCTCACGCGCTACGTTAGCGTTGTAGCCCGTCAGCGCTCGGTTAAAAGCATTTCCATATTCTTGCGATCCATAGTCTTGCCCAAAGCGTTGCGCGGCTTTTAACGCACCGCCAGAAATTACGCCGCTTCGTACCGCCGCATTTCGCCCCAATGCTTTTTCGCCTTCCGCTAATCGAAACGCATACCCAGGGTCTTGCGTCAGATCAACCTTGCCCGTAAACGCCGCAGGCATATTGCCATATTGCTGTTGCATTTGCCCCAATGCGTTAACGCCTGCTGCACGCCAAGGCTCTTGCAACGCTTGTTGCTCTTTAAACATCTGGTATTGCAACGCTTGTGAACGCTCAGCTCCTTGAGCAGCAGCATCAGATGCTTGCGACGCGGCGCTGCGGTTCTGGCTTGCAGAAAACAAACTGACCGCAGCGGGGATAATAAATGACCAAGGCATAATTTACTCCTTCAGGCTTTCAGCCAACTCTTTCATTTCTTCTATATTGCCAGATTCAATCAACACTTCGTCGATCTCATTTTCATCTGTGCAATCGGTGGCGTGTACGCAGTACCACACAACGTCTGTGATTGATTTTATGGCGTGATGCTTGCCTGCGGCGATTGTCAAGCAGGCAGGCGCATGAACAACTGATTTCTCACCATTGACCGCCAGCTCAACAGACCCGCTGGCCAAGATGGACAAGTGGTCATGCTTGTGGGCGTGCTGAACCAAGACATACCCCGCCGGGATGCGGGTTTCTTTGGCATAGACACCTGCGCTGAAGTGGTGATGGATCATGTCACCTCACGGCCACTGACGCGCATGTTGATGGAAGTGGCAGTGCCTGCAATGGTGCTGATGAAGTCGCCCACACCCAGCACCTGGCCCACCAACTCGGGGAAAGTATAGACTTCAGAGGGCTGAAGCGTCTTGGTCTTGGTGATTAAGTTTAGATTGCCAGCAGACCCAGACACCGTGACCAAGTTGACGCTAATGGTTGCAGCGGTTGCGCTGTAGTTGGTTGCGGTGAACTTGTCGATGATGGCCGTGACGCCAGTAGCTGTGTACTGGGTGGTTTGGCTGGCCTCGACGATCTTGGCCGGTACAAGGACTTTGACAGTGACAGTCATGGGTTACTCCAAAAGTAGGATGTTGTTCGGGATGTATTGTGTCATCAGCCAGTTTGTGCCATCAGACACAAGTGTCGCAGAATCTCCCGAACTTGCCAAGAGAATCGACGTGCCCGCCGCGCCCCCGGCCAGCGGGACGACGTTGCTGGACGTTGACACAAGTGTCTGGGCTTGGTAGTTCTGGAAATGCAGAATGCGCCCAGAATAAGACGACGCCGTTGGCAAAGTGGTTGTACAGGTAGAACCAGATTTATTGTTGATCAGCCACAGGTCAGTGGCCGCTACGGTAAAGTCAGCGGTCTTGGTGACCGGCGCCGACACGGCTTGCTTGTTGTTGAACGTAGACCAATCGGTGCTGGACAGGTACCCGTTGGCCGACGATGTGGCCACGGGAATACTCAATGTACCCGCAGAGTAACTCAGGGGCGCGCTGACGGTAGCTGCGGCCAAAGCCGTGCCGTTGCCGTACAGCAGGCCGGTGATGCTGGTTGTGAGCGTAATCGCCGGTGTAGTGGTGGCCGTGGCCACCGTACCGGCAAAGCCATTCGCCGAGACGACTGAGACGCTAGTGACCGTGCCGCCAGACCCGGTGGCCGACAACGTGCCAGTGGCAAAGCTGATGCCAGACCCGATGGTGACGTTGCTGAACCCGCCGCTGCCGTTGCCGTACAGGATAGACGTGCCACTGGTGGCTGGGGCTTTGCTGTTGAACGTATTCCAATCGGTGCTGGTCAAATAGCCATTGGTCGTGGTGTTGGCCGCAGGCATACTGATGTCGGGTGCGGTGCCGCCAGACGACACAACCGGCGCCGTGGCCGTCACCGCAGTCACGGTGCCTTGGGCTGGCGGTGGCAACAGATTAAGCGCGTCGATCTGTTTTTGCATCTCGGCGACTTGCGACAGCAGCCCCGGCGCGTAAGGGCTTAACCCCGCCGCTTCAATTTGTTTGGCCAGCTCGACACTGAAATCAGCAGGCAATGGTTGCGTGCCCACCTCATCGGCCAACGTGCGCAAAGCGGCGTCATACGCCGCAATCAGTGACTCGGGGCTAGGGCCAACATCTACGTTGTCGTAAATGTTCGTCGCAGCGTTGTTGAGCGACAAAAAGAACAAATACCAAGCCCGGTCAATCAACCCAGTGCGCGGGTCGATCAACGGCACCCTGGGAGGTGTAATGGGCGTGGGCGTTGCGTTTGGGCTAGGCATTGGTCGGGCTCAAAATCAATTCAGCCCCCATGATCGCTATCTTGTTGGGGTCAGTCATGGACAGCTCATAGACACGATCCCGCAGCTTGAGCGTCATGCCCAGCCGGCGGTAAAAAGCGCGCTGGTAATACGCGCCAATTTTGCCAATAGGCGTCCAGTGTTCGTTTGACCACGTATGGCCACCGTCATCGCTCCAGCGCAGCATGAGCATTGGGTCGCTGCCTTGGCCTAGATTCAAGCCAACGCCTGTCTCCAGATCGATCTGAAGGCTGTGATGAGCTGTGCGCTTCAAGTTGTTTTGACCCGTGGGCAACGCCCGCCAAGTGCGAAGCCATTTCTGAATCTGGCCGTTGTCGGCGTACACGTCAAGGTCAAAAGCGTAAATGTTGCCGTTTTCAAAGTCGCCAACGACAATTTTGTTGTTGAACGCCATCTGGCAATTGCTACGGTGCCGGGTAAACGCGCCGTCAACAAAGCCCGCCCGTTCATGCCACGCTTGGGTGGCCGCGTCGTATACCCAAGTGGTGTTGGCCGTGGGGAAGATCAGCACGTAAAAGCTGTGACCATCCTGTTGATAAGTGTACGCAATAGCGTCCGACATGTTGCTGTATTGCTGGATGTGCCATTCGACCGCATGGGTCGAAATGCGTTGGCCTTGGTAACCGTTGGCCCGGTAGACGATGCCCTGCCCTCGGCGATCCCGGCCCAGCCAAAACAGACCGTTGTCCATTTTGGCAATAGAGAAAGGAGCTGCGCAACCAAGCTCGTTAAACGCACCTTGGATACGTTGCAAGGGAAAGTCTGTGGCGCCTGAGTCATACCAGACCTCAATGGAGTTTGTACCAAAAGCCCAAACCTCACGAAAGTTGGACACCACGGCCAGCAAGCCGTCAGGCGATCCTTCGGTGCTGGCGAACTCAAGCGGGTCAATCGACGTGCCGTCCAAAAGCGTTGTGACCCACATCTTTTGGCTATTGGGTTCGTTAAATACGAAATAGCCGTCCAGATAGCAAACCGTCAACGCGCCAGGAAAGTCAGGGTCAGCAATTTGACCAAAAGCGTTGGTGTTAACGTTGTAGATGTAGCTGGGGCCGTTGGCTGCAATGAACAGTTGCGTGCCGTTGTCGGCCATGCTGACCGGCCCAGTACCCGCTACGGCGCCGATAAGCGTAGGCGTGTAGGCATTGTTGATTTTGTAGAGCTCGGTGCCCGACACCACAAAGCCCACGCCGTCGTCCGATGAAAAAGCCCACAAACCGCGAACCGGGCCAGAACCCACTGTTGATAAAAGCGTCATGCCGGGGCAGCGCTGCAAAAACGCGGGCTCTTTACCGCCCTCGGGGATGACTTCTGGAAACAGATTGACCATACGGGCATCCGCAGCGTTGACGCTGCGGGCCACGTAGGTCGAGCCAAGGATAGGCGTTTTCATCAGTAATTGCCGGCATAGATGTTAAAACGCTGGCGAGTGGCCACAATAGCATAGGGCATTGACATGACGTCATCGGGGTTGTTGATACGCTTCAAGTTGCGTTTGCTGGTCATGGCGATGCGCTGCACCTGGGGGCTTGGCTCGACGCCAAACTCAGGCGCAAACTCCATGGCCAGGTTGTACGTGAAAGCACGTAAATACCCCGGCGGGAACAATATGTTGGTCGCCAAAGTAGCGGGTTGATCCAACTCGTCAACTGAAATAAAGTGCCATTCCAAGTCCCGTGTGGGCTTGGGATAGATGTACATGTCAACATTAGGATAGCTCATGTTGATAAACAACACTTGCGGGTACGTAGACGTCACCGTCTTAACAGCGATGCCGTCATACTGCTGCTGATTGATAAACTTGATACCAAACGACACGTTGGTGCCTGGGTCACGATAGTAGGTAGCGTCATCCAACAGTATTGGCCGGTTACCTACAAAGTCGCCGGTGGGGCCAAGGGTTCGGTTGATAAATCCAGCAGGCCAAGTAAACACCTGATCTTGGGTGCTGAATATAGACAAACGCTCAGTATTCCATGAGTCGATCATCTGGTTAAGGGCCATCAACGCATCTTGAGACACTGACGCAGAAGGGGTTTCGCCTTCGGCCAGCACACCCAGCAGCCGCAGCGCCCGGTTGATCTGATCGGCAGCAGAATAGGTGGCCATCTTTACGCTCCTTGTTCGACCGCCTCAACAGTGGGACGGCCACGTCTACGTTTTACTTCCTGTGGAGCCGCCTCTTCAACAACGTCAGGCGTGTCAAGAGTATAGCGTGTCCAGCCATTTTTTTCGTCTTCTACAGCTTCAAGTTCCATCGTTGCAACTTTGGCGCCGTGGACTTCATGCGACATGTAAATAACTGGCATAAAAAGAAGGGGGTGATTAGCCCCCTGGTTGGTTAGGCTGCGCCGTGAATGATCGCAAAGTTGATGATGACAGCTTCTGAGTAAGAAGTTGCAGCAGTCAAATTGCGCAAAGTGATCAAGGCAGAACCAGCAGCCAAATACGAAACGTAAGTGGTGTACGCACCAAGTGCGCTGCCAGTGGTATTGCTGGAGACATTCACAATGATTGTGTCATTGATGGAAATCAATGAATTGGTCAAAACAAACGAAACAGCAGCGCCAGCAGCCAAAGCGGCGCCGTTCATGGTGATGCGACCAGCGCTGTTGTTCAGCGTCACGCCTGTGGATTTGCTGGTCAACTGCGTTACCGCGCCTTGGGCTGCTGCGCTGTAGCCAATTTCTTGGCTTGCGTAGCAGGTAGTAAATTCGGGGTCGCTATACGCAACGCCGACTGCTTGGGTATTTGGCATGATTGTTCCTTAAAAACGGGGGCCAAAGCCCCCATTAATTACTTCAAGAAAGCCGAGTAAGCTGCGTCGCCAGTTTTCACGAAACGGTACGTGTACGCACCAAAACGTGGAACGGTAACAGAACCGAAGATCGTAATACCAGTGCCGGTGGTGACAGGCACAGTAGACGACGAACCGGTATCGTTATTGTTGCAGATTGTTAACTCAAAAGCTGAACCAACTTTTGCGCTGGTAATTGCTGCATCAAGCAACGCTGCTGTAGGCAACGTAACAGTCAATGTAGCGTCCGAGGCTTTTTTGCAAACAACCAAACCAACTGCCACTTGAGCGGCAGTCAGGGTAGTGTCTGCTGTCAAAGTGGTGGGGATAGTTTGGACGCCAAGTTGAGCTTCAGTCAGATTGCCGTCACCAACTTGGTAACCGCCTGCGCCATTAGGAAGAGTAGCCATGATAGATTTCTTTCAAAAAAAATGTTACGAAATGAAGCCCCCGAAGGGGCGTCAAGATCAACCCCAAATGCGGCAGGCCATCTGAGGACGAATGGTGGAAAAACCGTACAAGACAGCGATACGACACGGCATCCGGTCGTTGTTAATATCGTACTGGCGAACCACACGCAAGCTGATGCCATTGTGAACGGCACGCGCGGCCATATCGACCCCCTGCGGCAGCAAGAGATCAGCCGTCGCAAACGAAATTGCGTCCTTGTGATAGACCAAGTTCTGGGGGTACTGGGTTGAAGCAGCGCCCACAAACACCACGGCTGCGGAGTTAGCAGGCAAAGTCAACATAGTAGCCAGAGCGTGAGCTGCTGAGTACATAGGAGCCACGGTTACGGTAGCAGTGGTGCTGGTGGTCGAGGACGCCAAGGCCACAAACTGGAACAACGAACCAGTGGATTCACGGGTTTGTGGGTTCACAGCGTAAACGCCAGCAATCGTGAACACGTCACCAACGGTGATGGTTTCACTAGAGCCAACAGTCAACGTCAGCGTGGAGGCGCCTTCAGAAGTCACGGCAGCGCCAGTGGTGGCGCCAGTAGCCGCGCGAGTGCCGGTGGTGTGCTGCTTGATTGATTGAGACATGTTGATCTCGTCATAGCCCAACACGCCCATACCCATCATGCCGTTCTTGAATTGGCGGCTAATGGTGTCGGTGGGGTTGAACAGACCTTTCATGCCTTCGACCAAACCAGCGTTAGCGGCAGGGTTGACGGTGGCATAACGGGGGTTCATCACAGCGGCGTTCTCGTTCAGCTTCTGCTGGGCTTGCAACAGCACCAAAGAAGTCGAAGGAGTGGTACCAGGCGTGCCAACGGTGTTACCGATGGATTTGTACGCATTGGCGACGTCAGCGTCGATGGAGCTGGCCAATTGGCTGATACGTGGCTTCAACACACGCTCTGCGAAGTCATCCAACTGCATGGTCAATTCGGCAGAAGTGAAGTTCACGCCGATGTGCTTTTGGGTTGACACGGTCAAGGTGGTGAATTGCTCGTTGTCGTCTTGAACTTGCAAGGCGGCGCCGTCGGTCACCAAAGCGCGATCAGGCAGGCGAATACGCAGGGTTGAACCAATCTTGGCACCTTCAACAGCAAAGCTGTCGTCGTACTGACGGTTCACGTTACGGGTCAACACAAGGTTGTTTTCGAGAATCTCAAGCGCTTTGCGCGTGATCATGTCGATGGTTAAGATACTGTTAGCCATGGAAAAAGTCCTTTAAAAATTTAGCGGTTTGCCTGCATCTTTTTCATCTGTCGAGCTCTTTCGGCTTCAATCCACTCTGAGGCACTCATGGTCTTGGTAGACCGTGGGTCAGTGGTGTCATAAGCCGGCGCTCCAGAAGAGCGAGCCGTCACGGGAGAAATCGGTGCTGGCGCAGACGTTGTTTTCTTGACCGGGGGCGCTGAAACCAATTTGGCTTCAATTTTCCCAATCTCTTTTGCCTGGCTCAAGGGCGTCATGCGTGAGATACGTTCCGCTTCTTTAGGGTTAGACCCGAGATAGTACGCTAACTCAGGGCCAATCTCCGAAGACTGAATCGTTTCAGCCATCACGTTCGTAACTGGAAGTTTGGGGTTGTAGGCAACTTGTTCAAAGTCGTCGTACTTACTCCGCGCTTCTTCCTCAAGATCGTGGTAGCTCTCAAGAACTTGCGACTGCTGCCTGGCTTGGTCACGCTTGGCGATCAGCTCTTCTGCCTTCTGGAGGGCCAGTGCTTGCGCATAGGCTTCAGTAGACTCAAACTGGTCAGCGGATGCTGCCGGGGCTGCTTGTAGCGTCTGTTGTTCAGACTGACGCTGCACTTGTTCTCGTTCCCACTTACGTTGCTCTCTTGCAAGGCGTTTGCCAATGGCTGCGTCCA